GCCTTTGCCCTTGGCATTCATGGTCCGGTACAGACCTTAGTGAAGGCCGCAGGCGGGACTGGCCCGGGTCTGTATAATCTCAACGAGAACGGCTCTATACAAGGAGGTAGGGGAGACGGCACTGGTCTAGGAACACAAGGCAATTGGCGCACTGCCGGCGGTGTTGGCTCTAGCTTTGCCCTCCGCAACGGGAAGCCCGACTGGATGCTTCTTCGCATGGGGGATACTTGGACCGGGCAGGCCATAGAGACGGGGTTTAGTGCTACATTCGGTACAGACAACTTCGGCAAAGGGGGGTTTTCGGAGCAGGAACCTCTAGTCGTTTCTGCATACGACGAAAACTTTCCCGCCAGGACCCCAAATTTAGGGGCTAGGGCCAGACCCTTAATTCTCGTTCCGGGTGCGACCCCCGCCTATGCAGCGATGCAGGGGGCCGGAAATGACCACCTATATGTGGCTCGTCCTGGACTGAGCATGACGGGCGGCACTGCCGGGTATACGGCAGTCATGGGGATTCAGTTCTATGTTCCTCAACGTAACCCAAGTGAAGGGGCTTATGTCGGTCCTACCAATGTTGATGGAGGAGGGTCATCGGAAGGGGTTGGAACGCCCGGAGGATTAACTGGAGTCTTGATAGAGGATGTCCGCACAAGTTGGTTTAAGAGTGGGATTAGTTTTAGCGACAATTCTCCAAATTTTGATGTTAATGTACGCCGCAGTCAGGCCGATCATTGCTACACAAATGGCGGAGGCGCTCCGGCTATCGGCGCGGATTTCAATTCCATAACCCCTGCCGGTAGTGTTGGCGGGCTCATATCGCCTGGGTTTTCTTTTGAAGAGAACTCTTTTGACCTCTGCGGTTATGTGGGGACGACTTTTGCCGCTGGCACTGGCGATAGTCACGCTCGCAACGTCTACATCCAGGGTACGGTTGTATTTGGCAATCGTCGCGGGAATACCAGCACCAGGAGCGGTTCAGAGAACTTTCAGTTCCGATCAGGAGGAATAATCGACAACAACTTTACATACGGCGGCAACTACGGAATGGACATAGGGCACAACGAGGGGATGCCCACGTTGACCAGCGCCACCCAGGTTACGAACAACGTCAGCATGTCGTTCAACAATAGCCCTACTGGGGGGACAAACATTGGGCACAATTACCAGAACTCCAACAACATAGCCCCCACCGGGAACATCATTGCCAACCAGCTAACAAGCGTAGTTCCATTCTCTCACTATGCTGCAACCGATGCTAATCGAGGCTCTACGGCTGTTATTACAATAACTAGCCCAGGAAGTGGCGGTGTTTCTGGCTGGTATGGCTGCATAGGGAACAACAGGCCCGCAACATTCACCGGAGGAAACGGGACCACTCCATCTCTAATGAATTTCTTTATTGGCGGGGGAGGTTCTGTGACGAATTGGGCGTTTGGAGAGTCAATAAATAGTACGTATTTGCCTGGCGACGTTCTTACAGCGGTATCGGGAACTCCCAGCATCAACACGGCTGGAGTTTCCCTCACCAACGCGGGAAGTGGCGGCACTCCTGGGGACTACGGCCATTCGTTCTCTGCTACAGGCTGTGCTGAAACTCCGTCGGCGGCATCGAATGGTTCAGTTGTAGGCATCCCGTTGACTAACTTCAGCGGCAGCATGGCCGGGTCCGGGGCAGTTGCCACGTTCACTATTGGGGGGGGTGGTACGGTTACAGCCTTTGAGATCATCGGAACTGGGAAGAGCTACCAAGTAGGTGACGTGCTGACCGCTTCGTTCGGAGGGATAAGCAATGTTCGTCTAACGGTTACCTCGGTGGCTGGGCTGAGTGCATGGGGCATTACTGTTTTTTCTATCGACACCCAAGGCACACATGGGTTGAATTTCACCAATAACATAGTTTTCAACTGGGACAATGGGGGGCCTCCAGGACAGGCAAATGGAGATGACGGTGGAATAAACGATTCCCCGGGTGGTGTCCCTGGTAGTGGCGCCGCCAACATCTGGACCCCAAACACAATATGCCCTGCTGCACAATTCACCGGGAGCATATTCTCCGGCACTCTTTCCACAAGCGCCCTGTTGACGGGGACGATAGCCATTGGCCAGAACCTAGCCGGTCCCGCTGTTGCGGCGAACACGACTATCACCGGAGGCTCCGGTTCTAGTTGGACTGTTTCTCCGTCACAGACCGTTGGCTCGGAGACAATGTATTCCTACACTTGCACACCAACTACGGTATACGCTCATCCAGAACGGACTGCGGAAACCTATGCGGCATTGCTTGGATTAACGGCCTCCATAGACGGTTATATGTATGGAAATGGGACCACGACCGGTGTGCTGAACAATGCGAAGTGGAACTGGAGCCCGGCCTACACCGCCAACAACGGCATCAACCCCTACATCAGGGCGGGCTTCCAATGACCTGGACCACCACATTCGGCACGTTGCTCGGCGGCGATCAGCCGCTTTCCCTATTCGACGGCATGTTCAACCAGACCGCCGCGATGATCCAAATCCCGTGCTCGGCCTCGGGCAACAACGCGGTGTCGCTGACGCCGCTGATTAACTGCCCGGCCCTGGCGGCATACAACGAACTGGGCGGCTATCGCTTCAGGGCCAACGGGAACTCCAGCGCGGCGGTAACGGCTCAGTTCAACGGCCTCGGCTTCCTGCCGGTGTACCATGCCGATGGCGTGACTCAGGCGAACATTGGCGATCTGGTGAGCGGCCAGGAGTACGTCCTGATCTACAGCGCCACCTTGTCTGGTGGGTTTCCCGGGTTCTTCCTGGAGCAGCCGGCCGTGGGCGGGGGGTCAGTGGGCCTCGGCGGCACTCCCGGCGGTCGCTTGACGGTACAGTCAGGTGTTCCGGTTATGTCTTCCACGCAGGGATCACAGATTATCTATTATGCCCCCTACGTGAATCAGTTTGTACCCATTTGGGACGGTTCAACACTTCAGCAATATAATTTTTGCTCGTCTCTGTCTGATCAAGTTGGTTTATCGTTTAACATGGCCGGAAGTTCAACGTTTCCGATCAACACAAGTTATGATGTGTTTGTTACTATTAACGGTGGATTACCGATACTAGCCCTAGTGGCGTGGACAAATCCAGGGCCAAGTCCTGCCCCACTTAGGGCCACGGCGCTCTCAATATTTGGAGGTATGCTCACCAACGCCACCACGGCCACCATGAGGATCAGTGTGGCAGGCACCCTTTCTGTTCCTGCCAATCAAGCGACATTTCTGGGAACCATTGGCACCTCCCCTTCTATCACCGGGTTTTGCCCTTTCCAGTATGGGGCTGCGGCTGTCGGCGGTTCTCCTGCCTATTTTGGCCTCTGCAACTATTACAACAAGTGCTTATTCAACACCATTGTCCAGGACAGTGGTGTGCCATACACATACACACCGGCCACCGTAAGGCAGGCTAGGGCGAGTGCTGGAAATCAGATTTCCTACATCCAATCGGACAGCGAGCGAGCCGCTACATTTAGCTACAATGCCCCAGTATCTACCGTTGCCGCTCTGGGCGCTTTCACGGTTACTGGCATTGGGACACAGACAACCAGCTTTCAGGTTTTTACCCTATTCCAAGCGGGCTCTGCGAGCGTCTTAAATTCTAACAGCACGACCGTGTATCAATTGTCTAATACAGGGCTCGCGAATATTGTTGCCCTGGAGCAGGGCGATGGAACGTACGCCAACACATTCGGACAATCAAGCCTACTAGGTGGGTCCATATGGCTATGACCATCACCAATCTCGCCGCCTTTGACGCCGCCATCCGTGCCGTATGCCCCTACATCGATGGGGTGGCTGCCGATGGGTTTATCTTCTTCCAAGACTCCGCGACTACTGACCAGAAGAAGGCCGCCGCGACGGCTGCGGCGGCCTATGTTGATCCTGACCCGGAGGCTGTCCCCGACCTAGCCGGGCTGATACAATTATTGGTGGACAAGGGCGTGTTGTCGGCCGCCGATGTTACGGCATTGTCAACCATGCCTCCGGTGCTGACTCCTCCGGTAAAACTTCCCCCGTTATAGGGTCGTGCGGTCCATCCATGATCTTGCGTAGTTCCTCGCCCATGCCGCCCAGCATGGAGCGTTGCGCCACGGTGAGGGGCCGCCAGAACTCCTTGAACGCCACCTCGCCCTGACGCGCCGCCGCCTGTGCGGCCTCGGCTAACTCCTTCATGGAAAGAGGAATGGGGAGAACATGAAAATTAGGCTCATCCATTAAGCCATAGCCAGCACTCTGAGCATGTTCCCCATGGGGCGCCACAGTCGCAGATGCGGATGTAGGGCCCGGCTTCCCGTCCATCACGTTAGGGGCCGGTGCCGGCGGCTTCTTGGCCCCGGGTATGCTGTCCACCTCGGTTTCGTCAAGCCATCCCAAACCACAGATCGAGAGCGTAGCTCGCCGCTTGCCCTTGGTAATGGCCTTGAGTTCCGCGTTGGCCCTAGCCTCACCCTTGAGCGTGTCCGGGAAGGCCACGCACCCGAGGTCTTCGTCAACCCGGCCATCCGGCAGACTCGCCTGCACATGGACGGTCAGGATGCCCTCGGTCACGTCCCGGCTAACGATCTTGAGTGATACCTTGTTGATCTGCCGCAGTTGGTCCGCGCAGGCACGAAGGGCGTACAACGTCAGTTTCCCGTTCAAGGTAATGTATTCAAACGGGCGCGTCAGCGGGTTGAGGCCCACGCTCTTGCAGACGGCATGATAATATTTTACCCGCTCATCTGGTGTTAGTTTGGCTAAGTCTCCTTTAATTATAACAGACTCTAGAGCATCGTCGCCGGTAGGGGTCTTAGTTGGGAGTGACATTGTTTCTCCTGTTGTACATGTACATGCAGGAACGGCAGTAACGCCGTCCTTGGTATAAGATCAAATTTCTCCCCTCATAGGAGTGACCTTGAGGGCAATGCGTCTTCACTTTTTGATGATCACCCAAATAGGCCCTCCCCTTAGAGCGGGAGTCATCGTAGTTGTCCTTTTTTGATCCCAGAAAAAGATGATCTGGGTTTACACAAGATGGAACATCGCAGCGGTGACAAACAAGAACCCCATCTGGTATGGGGCCATTGTGAAGTTGCCAAGAATATCTATGTGCTCCGGTTCTCTTGGCGCCAACATAGACAAGACCATAACCTCGCTCATCCGCTATGGCACCCATCCATATCCAACACCCCGACATTGGCTCAGGAATAACTCTTTTGAAAAACCCCTCCTTAGTCATTCATCCCTCCTGAGTGACAATCTTCCTGCTCTATCTCTCGTAATTCGTACACCGTACCCAAAGCATTTCTTTGCGTCTTCAGGCATCATGGCCTTGAGTACCTTCTCTTGCTCCTTGGCTGTTTGGGCGGCCTGATAGGACTGTATCCAAATTTCGGCTGACCGCAGCCAGCCCACGTTGCCAGTCATATCGATGATCTTGGTGGCATCGGCCGGCGGCGGCACGGGCTCCAGATCGACGGGCGGGCGGCGCAGCGCAACACACAGCATGAACTCCTCGCCGCGCTTGACCATCTCCGCAACGTAGGTCTCATCGCGGTCGATATACTCCACGATGGGTTCGTTGGCCCCCATGATGACCGACAGAGCGCATTGTTGGGCTCCGCTGACAAACATTTGCCACTGGCATTGGGGCTGGTATCTGTCAATCAAAACCTCAAGCGGCTCACGCCCGCCACAATGTTTGCATTCACACGGGCAACCCAAAATTGGGTCCCACCCGTCCAGAGTGGCCGCCGCCCAGTTATGGGTGGAATGAGAAATAACCTCACCTCGGCGGCTCAGAACACACCCGCTTTTGCGCTCATACCATTCCAAGGAAAGAGACTCTGTGGCTTCACCCAACCTGACAGGCCATATGTGATCTAAATTTTCGGGCTCTGCCTGGTTAGTCATCTCAAGGTATAGCTGCATGATTTTTTCTTTATCCCCCGTCATTAAGCAGGCAACGCGGGAAGCAGTGAGCCGGCCCCTGCGTTTGTCGATCTGTTCCTTCGTCAGTCCCATGTGTCCTCCTATGTCAGGGGTTGACATGTCACCTAATGGCATCTATGTCAAGACCCCATGGAGGTCAAAATGAAACGATCCCGATATAAACCCAAGAACGACCCATTCGCCAAGCAACTGTACGATCTTCGCGTCAAGCTGGGCGAGGATCAGACAAAATACGCCGCGCGGTTTTCGGTGGGGCGCACCACCATGGGTAACTGGGAACGGTGGGGGCCGCCAGAGTACGGCC